TGTCTTGCAGGAACAAAGATTTTAGGTGTCGTAAGGATATGGTCAGAGGCATTGTCTACTGCGTTACGTGCAGTCGGAGGAATCGTTGCGCCCATGCCTGATTCGCGGTATTCACGGGGAATAATCTCACCGATGTTGGGGTAATTACCATTATAGTAATCATTATCATCCCTCAACTTACTAAAGTATCCTTGAAAGATGTAGTTCTTTAGACGAGTAAACCGATTAAAGTCATCATCAAAATTGTTTATGAAGTCTGCTTCAACCATACATTATCCAAACGTGACGTAATCTCTTTGTCGTAGTTGCGATGCTGTTCTATTTCGTTTTTTAGCTTTCATTACTGCTAACCCTGCCGCCATTACGGAGTCATCGTGATACCCAACGGGATGCCCATACTTCACGGACCCACCAGCTAACACAACTCCTTCAAATAATTCTAACTCTTTTTTAAGTATTTCGTCATTTTTGGGAAAATGAACTCGCCCATGTTCGATTTCTGCTGCGAGTGTGGAGACAAGTGTAGCCTTCGATTGGTTAGTGAACTTAAACGATGTAACAGCACAGCCTTCGCTGCGTAGGATGTCAGCCACAGGCTCACCAATCCCAGTCCCATCAAGGTGAATAGTTTGGCAGTTGTATTTTTTGTACAGATACGCAATGCGTGGCCCAAGTAATGTGTAGTCCAGTCCATTAAATCTATCCCTAGCTACGATACTCATCGTCTTAATATCGATGACGTAGGCTACAGTGAAGTCTTCAATCTTTCCTAAGTCTAACCCCATAAGGTACTGAGAGTCAGTAGGTTCTTCCCAATCTCCATCAAAACAATCGTCTAAGTTCCTAAAGACCTGACCATCATCTTCAACCCATTCAGCAAGATACTGCTGTCGGTACTGTGATTCTGTGAGGTCACGCTTGAATTCATCCAATGCTTCTTCATCAATGTTCGGATGTGCAAGCGATGTTACTGATGCAGAGTAGTATCTGGGGTCATCTTCCTGCCCTACATTCCAATAGGTACGGAAGTTTCCCTTCCCTCTAGCAATACCAATAGCTACTAACCTGCCATCAGAGTCAGCAAGAGCGGGCATAAAGTTAGCCCATGCTTCAGGATTTAGGTCGTGAGCTTCGTCTACAAAGGCCGCAGTGACCCTATCGCCCTGTAAGGCTGTCGGGTCATCAGCTGATTTAGCCTGTATTCGCGCTCCATTAGCCAGTTCAATGAGCTTTCTAGTCTTGTCATGGTTGGCATAGTAGTCATGTAATGGCGCATGGTCACCAACAAAAAGGTTCCATACAGGCTCCCAAACCTTCATAGTCAACTCATAGTTGGGTGCAATCACGTAGATGTACGGTGCGTGGGCCACTCCAAACTGTACATCTCTAGGCTTTAAGGCCTCTCGAACTATCTCTGCTTTAATAGCGGTAGTCTTACCAGCCCTACGCCCACAGGCTAGGATGAGGCGTTTCTTGTCTGATTGCTCGTGGATATGCTCTCGTTGCCAATCCCAAGCATCGTATGGATCACCTTCATTAATGAACTGCCAGATACTAGGAGGACTGTACGACTTCAATAACTTGTTCCTTTGGTGCTAACGCAGCTTCAAACAACTTGTCCATCATGTTCTTCTGCAAGGCCTCAGTGGCTTCCTTAGGTCTACCAACAAACATCTCCATAAAGAGCTTCTGTGCCCTTACATCACCCTTATTGGCAGACTCAATCATAGACTCATAGACAGAATCAAAGTCATCTACAGCACGAGCCATGAACCGAGCCTTCGTAGCAGGAGGGTTCTTAGTGTACGACTCTACTGTCGTCACTCGCCCGCTCCCCTTAATTAACGCATGGTTCTCTTGCTTTCTTAAGATAGGCACATTCTTATAGGCAGGAGGCTTAATCACAACCTTCCCTGCACGTATAGCTTCAATCAATGTGTCGTGACTGTACCCACCATAGTCACGCGTAGGGTCGAGTAACTCAATCAATTCATCCTGAGTCATAACTACCCCTTCTTCGGTTTACGATACGGCGGTGTGGCTTTACCCTTTGGCATATACGCTCCTTCACTACATACATAGTGTACCAACATTCGGGATTCCGTGAATTATCTTTGGGTGGCCCCCAATGGTAAAGACAGGGAAGGAAAGACTTCGACCCGTACGGGAATCCTTTTTCTTTGTCGCGACACGGCGAGGCTAACTAACACGATATTCACAGCAAAAAGAACTGATCAAGTTCGTTAGCGTTATTGTTCAGGACAGCAACCAAACCACGATCAACGAATGCCACTTCGGATTGCTCTATATATAACGTTGATTCGATGCGATGAAATACATCTATATATAGTATCGTTTTTCTGTCGGTACGATTGCTATCTACATATGAATAAATGGCGACAGATAACCGCTATCCTAAGCACGTTTAAACCGACGTTAAACCGCTATATATTTTTTTTACGTTTTTGCACTTGCTGAAAGGCCATGTAAACAAAGGCCTTTTGACATATCGCTAGATTGCTGTATCTTTGAGATAAGTTAACACAAGTTAACAACAATCAATCTCGAAAGGATTGCAATCATGGCAAACGCCACAAACCAAAACACAAACGCCAACGAAGTCAAGAAAGGAACATTTGCAGAACCAATACTCTGTATTCAGTGCAAGGAATACAGCTTCATCGAGGGAGTCTGCTCTGATGGTTGTAATAGTGATGTAGATTTAGAACTACATACTGAGCATTACTTAGGAGGTTTTGATTCTCAGGACTGTCCTTGTAGTGAATGCTCAGCAAAGCAGGAGACTGTTGACCCTAATTGGAAAGTCTACGAAGTTGACGAGATTGGATCGGCTTCAGTTGTTAGGGATTTATCTAAACACATGATGTCAGTTAATGTATCACCTCTTGACGCTGCTCTAACTGCTGATCGTTATGGTGATCGTCCTGTTGTTAAAATGTCAGAAATTGAGTATCTGGCACTTCTGGATCGGTCTACTCTGACTGAATCTTACTTAGATGCGGACTTAATTGATGACTTTGAAGAGTTAGACAAGCTGAACAATAAGCAAATCAAGAGTGAATTGGGAGTAGATACTAGCTTTACTCAAATTCATTTTAGGAATGCAAACGGCCGCTAGACTCTAGCAAAATCCCAACAAATTAACCCCGTCAATCTGGCGGGGTTTTTTTGTGCTCAATTTTTCACCAATACCCAAAAACACCTAGATCCTTAAATCGCTCTGTATGGTCGCTGACGGCGTTTTGATTGCTTGTGAGTGTCTTTGTACCTTTCGAGCAACTTAGGACAACTGACGAGCCATTGAGAGCCGATTCTGCCGAGGCTAGCTATTCGGCCTAGCTGCTAAAACGCTAAAATCCAAAATCGAAACCCTCTAACAAGTTCTTGATCTTATATTCCTATTGTGTTTATTAATACTATAAGAATATATATATAAGAGTAATACAATACAGATTTAAGCTTTGCCGAACCTCAACACCACCAGAAACCAAACCCGAAAACGAAACCCGATATCGTGTCATTTAGCCTATTAAAACCGTGTCAGTTAGCCCCGAATCTCACCGAAAAAGAAGATCAGAAAACAGATCAGAAATCCCACTGATCACCACCAAAAACAAGAGCCACCAGACACCACCACCAGAACCACCAGAAAACCGACGATTTCCCGAACCATCATATATTTACTTTTTTATTCTCTCGGCAGAGAGAGAAGAAAAAAGAAATAAATATATAGATAAGGAAAAAAAACAGCGAACGAATGGAGCAGCAAAATGCCAAACAAAATAATCGAAATCGACTTAACTCCGAATTGGGAAAACATCATAAGAGCTATGGAAATGTCTAAAGCAACTATGACTCCTGAACAGTGGGAAAAGAGTGCAGAAAAAAGAGTAATGGATGAATGTCTAAAGAGTAGAGGGTAAACAAATGACTAAGAATTTTGAAGATAGTTACTGGAAAAATCACCACCGAAAGCTGCTACAGCTTCGAACTGAAATGAAAAATCACCGACTTGGTGACGAATGGACTAACAGTCCATTTGAAGATGAACTAAAAACCACCGAAGAAGTTATTGCCTATAGGCAAGAACTGAAAGAAGAAAGATTGATTGGCGATTTCGGCAGTCTTTATGAAGTACCTAGACATGATTGTAATCATTGCAAAGGATATCTATTCCCAAATGGATATTTTATGAGTGTTATATCTTTCCATTGTTCTTATGTTAGTGCTTATGGAAATGAAGATCAGCCATATGAAATAGCTATAAGAGTAGATTCTACTGGTGATTTTGTTCATCTGGATGGTTATGACTACCGTCATGATGATGTTCTTGGTTACCTCCCCTTAGAAGATGTCAGCGACATCTTCTACAAGACAAAGGCTTTGGCGAATCGATAAACATCATATATTTACTTTTTTTTTCTCTCGGCAGAGAGAGAAGAAAAAAAGAATAAATATATAGATAAGAAAGGAACAAACCTATGGTAGACACCCAAAAAATTCTAGATGAAATGCTAGAAATTCAAGAAAGTGAACAAACTGTTCACTGCTGTGGAACAGTCTGTGACTGTTTCATGCGAAGTCTGCTACCAGCAGACTGGGACTCTGGATTAGCTGACGAAAGGTTTTAACATGGCAATTGGTCGGTCGGGTTTAACGATTCTCCCTAAAAATCGTATAGAAATAGAGGCTGTTACAGCCGAATGTAATAGGAGTTCATGCGACGGTTACTTAGTAACCGAAGGCGAAAACTCTTATCTGAGAAGCGGTGAGA